TTATGTGATCTCCGTATAGATGAGGTTGCCGTCGTCGGCAATCAGGAAAACCGGCTGGCCGGCCACAATTTCACCGGTCACGACGGGCAGAACGCCGCCCCCGCCAGAAGCGGAGACGATCGGGCGCCGCGGGTCACTTGCGTCGACGGAGATGTTTGCGCCAGGCCTCACCTCCTGAACGGCTGAATCCGCCAGTGCCAGCGACGCGAGCGCGTCAGCGGTGAGCCCAATCAGCGGATTGCCAGCCTCTCCGTCGCCATTCGCCACCGCTACTGCGTCGCCAGGCTGGATCGTCCGCAGCGTCCATTCGCCGTCTCCGCGCCGTGCCGCGAATCCCTTGCCAACCAGCGCTGCAATCTTCACCAGGTTGGCCGGTACCTCGCGAATCAGCTTCCAAACAGTCCAGCGGTTGGCGTTCGGGTCGGTGGAGGTTGTCGGGTTGATGATCTGGTCCGGGCGCAGCACCGTCCCATCTGGGCCCCTCAGGTCGACGCCTACCTGAGCACCCTTCGTCGCCCCGTCCTCGACCGTGACGAAGTTCCGGGGGTTCTGATGAAGCGGGACGCGCTGCTTTGCCATTACCGCCCCAGTGCGCGGATCTCGCCCATGCGGTTGTTGCAGTCCTGCAGGGCGAGCAGGTTGGCGTTGTACGCGCTGACCACCGCCTCGACCGTGCGCGACGCTGCCCGGGTAGCTGGGCACGGCTGCGTCAGGCGCTCATCGACCGGCAAGAGCTTATCCACGGTCACGTAGACCTTCTCGGGCAGCTTCGGCCGCTCGGGCTGGTGTGCGCAGCCGGCCAGCAACAGCGCGGCGATCAGAGCAAAGGAATGGAATCGCACAGCTGCATCTCCAGTTGGGACCGGCATACCGGTGTGGTCTTGGCGGCCTGCAGCGCCTTCTCCGCCGCAGTGGCGCGGCGCTGACCTTCAGCCGCTGCCGCTTCGGCACGGCTGGCCGCTGCAGCGGACGCCTTGCGCGCCACCTCAGCGGCGTCGATCGATGCCTGGGTCTGTCGGTTGACCTCCTGCAGAAGCTCGCCGGCAGCGTTGGCCGCGCGCAGGTTCTCGGCTGCCTCCGCGCGTGCGCCGTCGAGCTGGCGCTGCACTGATTCGATCTGTTCGCGATCAGCAGCAGCCTGCCGATCAGTCCCTCGCTGGCACCCGGCCACGAAGATGCCACCGGCCAGCGCGCACCAGAGGCCAATGCGGATCAGACCAACGTAAGGGCGAAGCGGATCAGGGATCAGCATGGCGGCTGCCCCTCGGCTTCTGCTTGAAGCTGGTGGCCACTGGGACCAGGAAGGCGCCGCCGACAGCCAGGCCGCCCAGCACGATCAGACCCCACTCGGGAAACAGGTTCTGTGCGCGCTCCGGCATCAGCGCGTAGGCGCCAAGGGCAGCAGCCGCAGCCGCCGCAACAGTGGCAAGCCAGGTGCTGGCCCGACCGGCAACCCCTCGCCAGTTGAATCGGTCCTTCACTTCAGCCCCCTGAGCTGCTTCAGCTCCTTGATGTCCTGCTTGTTCTGCTCGACCTGCACGGCCTGCTTGGCCAGCTCGAGCTTCAGCGCCGGCACGTCGGCCAGCTGCGTGTTGAAGGTCTGCAGCTGCTGCTGCACGGTGGCCATCTGCTGGTTCGTGACCTGCTGCTGGGTCAGCACCGCCTGCATGGAGCTGATCAGCCAGTAGCCGCCGGCGATCATGAAGCTGGCGAAGGCGCCGACGATCCATTTCTCGACCGGGCCGAGTGAAATGCGGGTGCGGCCGTCCTGGCTCGGCTGGGCTTCCATGCTCATGCGCTCCCGCCCACTTTGCCGCCGGCCTTCTGGTACATCGCGCGCAGCTTCTCCAGGCTCTGCTCGTGCTGGCCGTAACCGGCGCCCGGGAGGCTGGCCCATTCCTTCGAGCACAGGGCCACCGCTCGGTCGAACTGGCCGGCCTTGACCGCCTCCAGCGCCTTGCGGCCCCGAATCAGCTCGATGCAGGCCTTGTCCTGGCTCAGCGGGCCGAAGTTCGGCAGGCCCAGCTGCTTCTGCAGAACACCCCATGTGCGGGACAGGAACTGGTACCGGCCGGCCGCGGTGGACGCCAGCTTCGGGTTCAGCCGGACCAGCTTGGCCGGGTGCTTGCTGAGGTCGGTGAACAGGCCGCCGCCGACCAGCACGTCATACCCGTTCTGCTTCGTGGGCTGGCGCCCGTTGTCGGTCCCTTCGGACCAGGCCAGCATGTCCAAGAACGCCACGACGTTCTGGCCGCCGGCCTCCTGTGCTGTGATGCGCGCCATACAGCCGCCCCCGTGTGTGATGGGGTCATGCTGCCGGGGATGAGGAGGGCTTCAACGGACGATGCTAGGATTCGGCGACCAAGCAACCGGCTATCACGAATGAAAATCGACAGGGATGTCCAGAAGCGGATCCTAATCGCATTGGCTGAGATGTACCCAAAGCATGCGGACTCTAGGAAATTGGAGATCTGCACCGACGACGAGTTTTTCGCCAATATCCACTATCTCAAAGAGCATGGCCTTGCTGATTTCTCTACAAGAGGTGTTGATACCAACGGAAGGATGGCCTACGCCGCAGTTGCCACCGCCAAAGGGATCGACTTCTTGGCAGATGATGGCGGCCTTAGTGCGATCCTCGGGGTCGTCACGATCAAGATTCACGATGACACCCTTAAGGCGATCGTCGCCAGCAAGATAGATGGTTCAAGTCTCCCTGTAGAAGAGAAGAACCGTCTCGCCAATCAGCTAAAGGATCTCCCAGGTGAGGCCACCAAGCATCTTGTCCTGAAGCTGATCGATGCTGGCCTCGAGAACTGGCAGCGCGCACTGCCAATCATTCAATCGATGCTCGGGTGACATTTGGGCTACGATGCCCTTGGCCCTGGATCGGCCTGGGCTACCAAGGAGAAGGCATGAGCGCAGAACGCGAAGATACTGAGAAGGATCAGGAACTGGCGCGGGAGATCTTCATTCGCGTGGCATCTGCCCATATTGGCGCGGGGCAATCCCGGCTGGACGAAGAAAGCACGGGAACCATGGCGGACGAGTCTTTTAAGGCCGCCAGAGCGTTCAACGATAAGGTTTCGCAGAGGACCCCGCCGCCGGAGATGAACGGAACGCGCATCCTGGACCAACGAAACAAGAAGGACGACCAAGCCGAATAGCAGTCATTGCTGTTAAGTAGTCCGTTTAATAGATAAGCCACCAAGGAGATGGTGATGTTCAACGCGCACAACTTCGAAGTAATCCAAGGTGCCGAGGTCCGAGCTGGCAGCCTCGTGCAATTGAAAGGTAGTTGGTTTCTTTGCGTGGGCGACAGCGCGTTCCTGCTTCTGTCAGGTAACAGGCGCGGCTTGATCTTCAACTTGCCGAATGAGTACTTGCTGCTGCTACGCAAGCAAGGACGAGTGGAAATTCGATTCCTAGATGCAATCAAGGCGACCTCAGTCGCTCCCCCCAATGCAGGCCCAGGAACCATCGTCGTGTTCACCGACAATGGTCTTAGGTTCATAGGTAACTTCGAGGGAGAGCCCACCCGCATATTTACGGACGAGGGCGAAGAGGTTCAGGAGACCCCGCGAATCGGAGCCCATGAGTTCGCTCTCTATGTGCAGTTGATCGCAGGTGGAGAGGCGAAAATCATCTAGGCCGCCCTCGTCCGCGGCCTGAACGGGATCACGTTTGACGCCTTCGCCGCCGCGGCAATGGCACGTAGCTCAAGGAGCCGAGCAGCCATCCGATCTGCCAAGGCGTTGAACCGCGGGTCGTCCTCAAGGTTGACAGCCCGGTCCGGGGGTGTAGCCTGCTGCATTGGAAGCCTCCTCTAGATGTTTCCGACTGAAGCCCCGGGGTGGCCGCCCTGGGGCTTCTCCTTTTGAGATTGGGGAACTCGAAGCGCGCCCCACGGAACCAACATACACGAACGACCTTCCCACCAAAATTGGGCAAGTTCTTAGGCATCAGGTCTTCGACACGTATACCTGCAGAGCCTCAATCAGTCGCTCGGCGGTTGCGTTGTCGAAGCCAAGCGACGCGGAGAAGCTAAGTTCAATCCGCCTCGCTGCTTCAGCATTAACCGACCGGCCCGATTCTGAAGCAGCATGCTCTAGCTTCCCACGCAGATCATTTCGCAACCTTAGGGGGAATGGGCGAACCTGATGTCGATCAGCGCCACCCCTTCTTTGGCGTAGAAGCGCTTCGCGCAAGACCGGATCGTTTTGCAAGCGGCTGAACCACTCTTCCGTCTCGCCCCGCTCGTTCTCGAACCACTCACCACGGATTCGGCGTCCAGAAAGCTCTGCGTGGGCAGCCGCTTCGTGGGACCGGCTGCCAGGGAACGATCCAACAAGAATCAGGCTGCCATCACTTCCAGTTCGGAACGATTTAACCCGCTCTTCCGGGTCAAAGGCCCAACCAATCTTGCAGGCATTGGTCGTTTCGTTCTTGATGCAGTAGACATACCCCATTGATTGGTTCATGCCGCCTCCCTACCGATCAAAGGGAGCTTGATCTGTGGGTCGAGGCTATCGAGCCGCGCGAGATGCACCAGTTTCCTGCTACGCCACACCGACAGGTCGCGGCCGCAGCGCGATGCATGATCCTGGTCGTGCCGGTATTCCAGATACGCCACCTCCCAGTGCTTCAGTGCAGCATTGGCCTGAGACTGGATGAACTCAGCCATTTCGTTGAACGCAGCGATGAAGGCTTCCTTGGCTTTCGCTGCCTCCTTTCCAGTGAATCCCATGACCAGAAACATGAAGCCATCCTTTGTCATCTGGATCACCGGCTCCGGCTTTCCATTGGCTAAGTCGTTGATTTCAAAGCACTGCACGAAATTGTGCAGTCTGAAGGCATCTGAGCACTCCATGTTCCGGTAGGCACGAAGAACACTCCGGTGTGGTTTCCCAAAGCTCTTCGCCACCGTCCGGCTATCCGTCATGACGTGCTCACCAGCAAGAACCACAACCTCGGAGGCATGATCGAGGCCGTTCATGCAGCAGCCCTCCGATCTTCCTCCTCCTTCAGCTGTTCAAGTGCCTTTACAGCGACGTAGTTGAAGCTCCGATCAGCGTGGCTCGCCTTTGACTTCAGCCAGCTGTGGATGTCGGTCGGAAGTCGCAGAACAACCTGCTCCTTTGCAACGGTCTTTGTAGTGCTCATTGGGTCCTCCTGGGTGTAGGGCCACTCTCACAGAAGCGGGAGAAGCGTCAACGGATCGATTCGCCCTGCATCAACCGCCTGCGAACCAGTCGTTGTGGAGAGTATTGGAACCTTTTGGAACCTTTGTCAAGCGAATTTTGGCGTTCCGTTGCCGACCGTCTATCCTTCCGCCATGACGAACACTCCCCCCTCTCCCAACGAGGATTTTGCAGCTCGATTGCGTGAGGCCAGAGCGCGTGTCGGGCTCTCCCAACGCGAGCTTGCAGATGCATTGGGAATCAGCCACACACAGATCGCTCGCTATGAGCGCGGCGTTGCCATGCCGCGGCCAGGAGTTCTTGTCCGGATGGCAGATTGCTTGTCCGTTCCCTTGGAGCACCTGCGAGACGGCGAGAACATCCAGGTCATCGAGTTCCTTAACCCCGATGGATCACACTTCGCGTCCATCGCCCTTTCTGACTGGGAGTATGGCGAGATCGAGAACGCCTCCCGTCTAAGCGGCGTATCCATCGAAGACGTGATCCGGAACATCCTTGTAAGTGGCATGAGTGCCGACAAGCAGAAGAAGGCGAAGTAATGAGCGACGACAGGTCCATGGAGCAGGTCCTGCAGCTAATCAGGACGTGGATGGACAGGACATCGGCCCTGCAGGCCAGGGTGGATGTTCTGGAGGTGGTCAGCGCCGTGCTTGCGCGAGACGCTTCGCCGCAGCAGCAAGACGCCCTTCGTACCGCCCTTCTGAGCCTGCAACGCTCAGGCGCGGAGAGGTCTTGGGAGAACGGGACAATGCTGGAGGAAGAGGTCGCCCGGTTCCTGAAGGTGCTGCGTTGAGGCACGACAGGTCGAACCGCGGATCGCTCTCGCGGCGCGCGGTTTCATCCAGAAGGCTCTGCAGTGTGATTTCGCTGCTCATGGGCCAACACTACAACCGATCCGAATGCCTTCAACGGCGAAACGAGACACAGCCATGAGCGACTGGAAGAAAACGAGCTACGGCACCCCGAAGACCTGGGCCGAGATCCAGCACGAGAAGAGCGAGGCGGAGCTGGAGAAGGTCAGCGCCAGCCCCTTCTGGCCGATCGTTGGCGTGTTTGCCTTGGGCCTGTTGTCCGTCGGATGCCTAGTTTACGTAGTCATTGCGGTTGTTCGTTGACCTGCATCTGGACTTCGTCAGCAAGCTGACTAACCTCGGCATCGCCTGATCGTTCCGCGATTCCTTTGAGCACCTGGAGTTGAGCATTCAGTTCTCCAGTTGGCTTTTCAGCAGTCCGCGCAAGCCAGTTCACGTACCGTGGGCTGGTCATGATTCTTGCAGCACCATTTGCAGCGATGGAACTCCCCAATGAGCCGACCACGGTCATGAAAGCCAGTGCTGGATTCCCGGTAGCCGCCAGAGTGCCTGCAGTGCTACCAGTGGTAGCGACCTGCCCGATCAGCGCATATCGCCCACCGGTTCCCGATGGGTTGGCGAACACCTTCGACCCTTCCCTGATGCGGGAAGTGGCCTTGGCGATCGTCTGCATGTTTTTCTCGAACTCAGGACCGTAGCTGCCAAACAGGATCTTGCGAGCCTCCGGGCTGGTGTTGGCGTAGTTCGTGAGGAACGTATTCATCGAGAACACGTTGTTCTCGTCGGTCTGCTGGCTGCCGACCGCCCGCCCCATGCGGCGGATGAAGGCCGAGCTGACAACCTTTTTCTGCTCATCCGGCAGCGCCTGCATGATCGATCGGATGCGGGTCGGCCCGTCCTTTGCGCCGCTCACTGCGGCCAGATAGGCGGCCTCGCCGTCCTTCGGGCCAATGATGGAATCGATGTTCTCCAGCTGGTCCACATACCGCGCGTGGTACTGGTTGGCATTCGTCAGGGCCTCAGCCGCCTTGGGATTGCCGGTAGCCTTGACGGCCTCCTCCATGTCGCGGCTCAGGGCGGCGTACACCGGCCGCCACATGCTGCGCGGCACGTCGCTGCCGAAGTTGGCGTTGTCGATCTCTCGACCGACCAGCGACCGCAGCTTCTGCAGGGCCTCGTAGGGCAGCCGGTTGTCGGTCATGTTGCCCAGCGTGGCCATGACGTTCTGCTCGATCTGGTCAGCCGTCGGTACCGGCTCCATCACCGTCATGCCCAGCGACTTGCGTCGCGCGTTCTCCATCTCGACGGAGCGGGCCTGGGCCTGTAGATAGGCGCGGTAGGCATCGGCCTGCTCCTGCATGCCGGGCTGGGTGAGAAGCGCTTGGACGCCCTGAGTGTCATCGATCAGGCCTCCCTCGATGCTGCCCAAGCGAGCGTTCTGGAACAAACGCGACGTGGAAGGAGCGCCGGGGATGGCCTGATTCAGATCCCTCAGCGCCGCCTGCACATTGGAAATGTCGACCCGCGTGTCCTGCGGAATCAGTTCGTCCAGCGCCTGGTAGAGAGCATTGCTCTCTGCGCGCGACATCTCCTTGAAGCCGCCCGGCCCCGCAATTCCCTGCCTGATGGCGAGGCCAGCCATTTCTGGGTCGACAGCCTGGCCACCCGGTGCCAGCGAGGAGGCAATCTCATCGATCCGGTTGCCAAACTGTCCAGCCTGTCGCTGTGCGAATCGATCGATCACGCCAGCGGAGCCCGGCACGCTTCCCAGGAACGTTTCAGCAGCCTGCAGCACACGATTGCCTGTGGCCTGCCCCATGCTCGGCTGCACCCCCGCTTCTGCGAAGTCACCCAGCGTCTGCTTCACCGCCGCAGCATCGCCACCACGCAGCGCTCGCCGCGTGGCATTGGCGGCAACTGCCGGAACCACGCCAGATGTGGGCAGCCTCGGGACTACGCCTGGTGCGAGGCCGCCGGCGATGCCCGCGATAGCCTGCGCGACCGGCCCGCCACCGGCCTCACGCGTTCCGCTGGCAGCTGCAGAGCCACCGAGCGTGCTGGCGACCTGCAAGGCAGGCTGCGCAGTGAGGAACGTCCCCGCCCTCTCACCCAACGTGGGCGCGAGTGAGGCAACCGGACGCCCAGCGGTGAGCGCCGCGCCGCCGCCCAACGTTAGGCCGGTACCGGTCAGCGCTTCGCCAATATCGCCAAGGACGCGATCGCCGGAGGTCTGCGCTTTGGGCAGGCCCAACGTGTCGCCGAGCGTCGCGGCGTTGTCGCGGAAGCTGGCTACTGGCCGGCCGGTGACCTTGGTCTCCAGCGCGCCAAGGGCGTCGCCGCCGACCGCACCAAGCAGGCTGCCAATACCCTGTAGCACAGAGCGTGCGCCGAATGCCAGATCGCGCCGAATGCCTGCCTTCCAGCCGTCGGCCTGTCGGCCATCGGCCGTGCTGTCGACCGTAGCCGCGACGCCAGAGAAGTCCGGGGGCAGCGCTTGGACGGTCCCGAGGGTCGGGATGTCTTCCAGCTCGAATCCGGGCGGGGGCGGCGGTACAGCGCGAGACGCTGCAGCGGGTGCGGCGGCCGGCTCGAGAACGAAACCGGGCGGAAGCGGAGGACTCGCCATTATTCGGGCACCCACTGGCCGTTGATGAGGACCAGCACCTGGCCGGTTCGGGGGTTGCGAGCGCGCTGTGCACCTGTGGCACCTGCTGCAGGCAGGCCAGGACCGCGAGCCGAGGGCGGATCACCCAGCGTCCCTCCGAAGTCGCGCGGCGTAACGCCAGGCGTACCGCTGCGTCCATAGTTCGCGTTGATGATGTCCTGCTTGCGCGTATGCAGCTCAACCGCCTGACGGTTGAACTTCGCCAGACGTGCGAGCGCCGCGGCTGCTGTGCGCGGGTCGTTGGCAGACATCAACTCATTCGCGGCACGCTGTGCGTCGCCCTCCGTCTGGACGCCCTTGTTGAGGCGCAGTGACTCGTTGACGATCTTGGTCAGGTCCGACTTCCATTCGTTCAGCGCCACGTCGCCTTCGGTAGCCATGCCGAGGCCAGTGCGCCCCCATGCGAGAGCGGCGTTCTGCGGGCTGATCTTCAGCGTGCCATCGGCCAGGCGCGCAGCATTCTTCTGGATGATGTCGTTCAGGACGGCCGTACCACCCAGGGCGTCTTCCACGGCCAGCAGGTCCTTCAGCGCACCGACCGGCAACGGCTTGCCGCTGTCACCCAGCGTACCCCCGGCAGACTTGCCGCCAGGGTTCCACTGGCCGCTGCGCTCCAGCCCGAACTTCGCCGCGTCGATCCCGGCCGCCTGCCGGGTGCGCGTCGCACTGGCGTTGGAACTGTTCGCGCTGGCATAGGAGGCAGCCGCGCGCGCCGCGTCGGCGGCAATGCCGGCCCGGCCCTGCTCGGTGGTCGAGATCCCGCCGCCGCCCTCCTTGAATCGGTTCTGCAGCAGGTTCTGGCCCTGCACGGCCCCCAGCTCCTGCGGCCCGTTGGCCACTGCCATGAGGTTTGCGTTCGCACCCTCCCAGTTGCCGCCCAGGGCTGCGTCGCGCGCGGAGCTACGCGCAGCTGCCCCCAGCACGTCGTTGAGCTGTCCGGCGTCGAATCGGTCGTTGGCCAGCAGCGCGATGCTGCCAAGCGTTGCGCGGGCGGTGTCGTCTCCGCCCAGCACGCCGCGCACCAGCTCCGGATTCACCAGCGCTCGCTGCTCGTTGATCTGGTTGGCCAGCACGGCCTTGGAGCGCGCCTGGCGGGCGTCCTGCAACGCCTGTTCCAACTTGTAGGCCCGGCTCATCTCAGTGTTGTAGGTGTCGCGGGTGCTGCCGAAGAGTGCAGAACCCAGCGCCTGACCTGCGTTGTACGGATCTGCCATGTCAGCCTCCCACCAAGCCGTAGCCAGGCATGCCATAGCTGGCGCGCGCCCCAGCACCCGGCAAGTTCTTCAGGGAGTCCAGATTGTTGCCGAACCCCTGAGACGCAGTCTTGCCAGCCGCGCCCAATGCGGCATTGCCCAGCATGCTGGCGCCGATTCCCGAGATCACACCTCCGAGCATGTCCATGCCGGGCCGGCGGCGAATCTGGCGACGGCGAAGCTCGTCCACGAAGGACTGCCCTTGCGACTCGCGGCCGATCAGGTTCAGATCTGTCGCCAGTCGGCCATAGTCGAACGCCTCACCCTGTCGCTGCAGTGCCGGCGCATCGATACGTGCCTGCAAGCCTGCGGTCGTAGCCGCAGCAGCATCGGCTGCGCCGCGCGCAGTGCCGGCGTCCGCCTGGAAGGTTGCGCCTCCAACGGGACCTTCGAGGCCGCTGTTGGCTTGGCGCTGACCACGACGCAGAACCTGCATGTACTGGTCTAGTCGCTGGGCCCGTTCGTCACCCGACGTACTTCCCTCCAGCTGACCGACCTGGTTGCGCACCACCTCGTCAGCCTCGCGCTGCTTCTTGGTCTGGCTGAGGATGCTCTGGGCAGTCGCCTCGTCCTGCTTGCGCAGGTAGCGGTTGGTCTCGTTGTCTTGGATCATCTTGCCGCCAACCATGGCGGCGGCCGAGATGACGAGCGGTAGTGCGGCGCCCATGGGTCAGCCTCCGTAAGCGGCACCGCCGCCGTACAAGTTGTAGTTGGCGTCGCGATTCGCCTGCCGGCGGGCAGACTCTTCACGGCGCTGCTTCACGAATGCACCCACATTGGCGAACTGGTCGCCCAGTTGCTCGCCGTAGGCCTGCGCCTGTGCATTACCGATGTTCGAACGCAGGCTAGATGCGGCCTGTGAGGCGGCCGTCGTCGCGTCGAGGCCAGACGTAGCCAGCTGGATCAGGCGCGAGCGCGCATCCTGGTCGGCAGCTTCCAGCTGCGCGCCAGCACCCTGCGCTCGGTTCTCCACGTTGATCAGCCCGCGGTTGTAGTCGTCGCCAAGCCGGCGGTTCTGGTCGACGCTGACGCTACCGCCGGACAGGCCGCCTCGAGCCAGTGCGAACTTCAGCTCCCGCTGCGCATCCGTGTTCTGTCGATCCAGATCGATCAGTGCCCGGCTACGGACCGCAGAGACGAAGTCGGAAATGTCGCGCGCGCGCCGCGGGTTGTCGAACACCGCGTTTACACGTCCTTGCGTGTCTCGAATGGCCGCCTGACGCTCCTGCTCCATCCGCGCGGCCTGTTCAGACGCCTTGCTCGGCTTTGGCGAACCGCTCATGCAGCCTCCTTCACGCGGGCGAACATCACCGCGTCCGCACCGCTGGCGCAGTATCGGCGCAGCGTGGCCTCACGCCGGTAGCCAAGGCTGCGCTCGTACCACTCGAATGTCTTGTCACGGCCAGCCATGGCGCACAGCTGCAGCCGGTGCACATTCGGATCCGCCAACATCTGGTCATTGATCTTGCGCGTCACCTTGGTGATCGACCGCCAATAGCGATCCCAGCCCGCCACGGTCCCGGCCTGCCAGCCCTCCCAGACACCAGGGCGAATGCAGTAGAAGCCACCGCCCAGAATGGGAAGACCGTCGGCGAACATGACGAACTTTGGCCCATCCACATTCACCATGCGCAGGATGGCCGATTCAATGTCGTGCACCTCCGTGCCGCTGAATGCCATGTCCTGTGCGACCTCGTCCGGGCGCATGTTGCGCGCGAGGTAGGCCAGATCCTCGAACATCACGCGGCTGGTGGTCTGGAGCACGCTCACGGACCATTCCCCAAATCGAAGAAGCTGAGGGAGGCCTGCGTCAGCGCCCACTTTTGCCCAGGCGCGAAATCCACGCGCAGGCTGAAGGTCGGGGCGGACAACGGGAACGGAATCACTCCGCCCGGCAGCGTATCGGCGTCGACGGTGTACGGATCGGTGAACGCCGCCGTGTTGCGCTGGTCGTAGCCAATGCTGATGCTGGGCGTCCCCTGGCTCACGATGTCGAAACCCTCCATCATCTTGGTCACTCCAGGCGTCCCAAAGTCGAGCCATGGCCACTGAACGGTGCCGCCGAACGGGATCACTGCGCCGCCGACTTCATCGCCCACCGCATACTCGGAAACTTTGCAGATCTCGTCCCCGTGCCGGATGTAGAGATCGTTGCCGAGCTGGGCAAAGGCATCAACGGAGAACGGGAACAGATAGCGGCTCCATGCTCCCTGCTTCCCCGTTCCGCGCATGGTGTAGACGTAGACGGTGCTTGTACTCATTGGCCAACCTCCATCACTGCTGAAGCCATCGCGAGAACCCGGCCGGAGGCTGGTAGAGCGTTTCGCTCTGCTTCGTCAGAATCGTGTAGGCGCCTCCGGTCTGATTGAGGCTGACCATTGGGAAATACGCCCCCGCAGGAAGCGTATAGAACGGGTTCGCTCCTGTGGCCGGGTCTCCAGAGTTCACCCACTGCCCAAGCACGCCAAACCAAAGCCGCCCGGTATCAGCATCAAACGCCACCATGCACCGGTTGTTGCCTGGGTATGGCGTAGAGATGCGCGTGGAAGTGATGTTGTCCTTGAAGCCGAATCCATGAGAACCCATGCCAGCTCCACGGCCTACGGCACTACCGAGGCTGCCACCAGCAGGGCTGAATCCTGGAGGGCCCACACCGAAAATTCCGGTTGGCGCGTTGGTGAACTGCCCTACACCTTGGATCTCGAAGTACCATTTCCCACTGCTTCTGCCGCTCACGGCAATCTGGTTCCCGCCGCCAGCGGTTCCGGTCACATGGGTTACTGTCTTGTTCCCGTTGGAAAGCGCATAGTCGGGATAGACAAGTACTGAATCCCACACATTCTCCTGGCCGATCACTGAGGAATCAGGGAGATCGTAGTAGTTGCCGTCGTGGTCAGTAGCTCTCACAGTCCACGAGTAGATGCCCTTCAACGTGTATGTGTAGGTCACAAGGCCTGACGGCGAAATGGTTGCACCGGGAGGAAGTGAACCGGCAGCGATTGTGACAACGTGAGGCAGGATCCCGCCGCGAACCAGGTACTGATACGTGCCTGAGTCGCCTACAAGAGCATCGGGGAGCGAGCCAGATACGGATATCCCATCCGCTGGATACTCGCCCACTGCAAGCCAGTACTGGCCCGCGCCCGGATAGTAGGTCGCCAGAACCTTTGAACCGTTCGAAGTCGCTACGCGCATTGCCTCCTGAACCAGTCCGTCGATAGGTGCGCCCACGTCTCCAGCTGCCAGATTTTCGGCCGCGTTGGCGATACCCACAGTCCGCACACCGAGCGCGGCTAGGTAGAAGAGGTCGTTTGATACAGCCACAGCCGCCCTCGGCCAGACTGATCCGATGCCATCCATCTGGTCGAGAATCGCCATCGATGCCGGATCAGGGTCCACCTGCCAGTTCTGGAAGCTGCTCGCATTGAGCGCAACCAGGTTCGATCGGTACTGCTGAAGCACTGCCATATCGTTGGCGTTTGCCTGTTGCAGTCCGGTCGGCAGATACCCAGCGTCGTCGGCAGTGGACCAATCCAGCGGGTTGGCCGTGGCGCTGAAACGGACGATGTCCTTGTCCGCTGCGAACACCTTGGACGCGACGATGGCCACAACCTTCGACTGCGGGCACTTCTCATCCTCCACCCGGCGAGAGATCGCGCGCCAGTTGATGCTCCCGTCCTTGACCATGGCGCCTATGTCAGTCGGCCACACTGGCTCAGTGGCACCGCTCACGTACCGCGGCGAAGCCGTCCAGGTCACGCGGCTGGTGGTGACCGCCTCCCAGATGACCTCGTTGTCTACAACCTGCTGGCCAAGGATTCCTGGCCACGCCGGCTCGCTGCTGCCGGAGGTCCCCGACTCTGCCTGCACGGCTTTGTAGACCAGGCCGTCAGGCAGGCCAGCGGAAGCGCCGCTCACAGACAGGTTGTCGCCCCAGATCGGCGCATTGTGGTCGGCCACCGAGGTCAGGTGAATCGCAGCCTTGGCGTATGCGGCCGATGCTGGGGCGGTACCGGTGACCTTGGACTGGTGCCACGCGCCGCCAGATCCACTATCAACGACGTTGCCCTTGTCCGTCTGCAGCAGCGTGTTGAGCGAGTCGAACCAGCGGATCTCGGTCCAGCCTGCCGTCTTGCCGGCAGACGACGCGCCTTGGTTGATCATCGCGGTGGCGACTAGCTGGCCGCCAACCGGGACGACCAGCGTCGTGTTGTTGATGCCCAGACCTTCCGGCTTGTTTCCGGGCAGGATCATCGATGGGCCGCCGCCCCCGTATCCGTCGGTAGGCGTGTAGGCGGCATCACCGCTGAAGGTCCAGCCCGTGTTGCCGGCCGAGAAGTCGCCGTTGGCGACCTGCGGATTGTTCGGCGCTGGCTGAGTGATCGGCTGAACCAGATCGCCGGGCAGGTAAAGGGTACCCGGCTGCCAGACAGGCGCGGCCATTACTGGACCTCCTGATTATTCATGTTGCGCCATGGGCTGCTGCCGCTACCGCTGCCATAGCGGTCAGTAACACCCGGCGGCAGCTGGTTCCCAGACTGCTCGCCCGGGATCGGCGCAGGGTTGGCCACGTCGCTGTCCTCAAACACGGTCGCACCCGGCGATGGCGGCCACGAAGGCTCAGTGGCTCCCGACCGAGGCGCAGGACCGAAGACATCGGTGACCGTGTAGTAGTAGCCGTTGTCAGTGGTCGGCACGACCTTGTCGCCCACCGCGCGCGCCAGGTTCTTGAGCCACACCTCAAACTGTTCCGTTCCGCTATCCAGCTGGTAGGCGATGCCGTTTGGGCTGGTCGGGGCGACCAACGACCCGGGAAGGTAGATCTTTCCGGGCTCCCAGGTGCTGCCACGCTGCAGCCAGTAGTGAAACACCTCGCCGTTCTCGAACTCAGGGACCACGTACAGGTAGCCAAGGAACGGTCCAGCGAAGTGGATTTCCTTGATCGGCATCTCGGGGAGTGACGGGTGCCGCAGGACCTCGCAGTCCACGCTAGGCGTGCTCGCCGGAATGTTCTGCGGGGTGTGGCTGAAGACGATCAGCTTGCCGTCGTAGGCGCACATACCCTTCGTGGCGTTTGTAGGCAAGACCACCGTGTTCTCGGTGCCAGGGCGCGATCGCAGTACGCCCGCCTGATCGACGTATCCGTCTACCAGGTCGTACAACGTCGCCGGGTCTGCGCCGCCCTTAACCCGCAGGCGGTTGATTCCCCCCTTGGCTGCATTGAGCGTGACAATGCGGCCGGTCATGGGAATGGCACCTCCGGGCGCGGCGGAACGTAGACGCGCTCACCCGCCGGCGGCCCGGGGATGTACCGCGCCGTGGCGTGGGTGCCGGCAACCAGGTTGGTGATCATCACCTCCAGCTGCTGGATATAGGTCTGCGCATCCGGCTGCCGGTAGTGCTGCTTGCCGTTCGACAGCGCCAGCAGGAACACGATCTCGCTGTCGATCGTGGTCTTGTCCGCGTCCTCGGTGAACCGGTTGAGGTCAAACTTGCCCTTGATGACCAGATTGCCCAGCGTTTCGTCGGGCGCCGGCCAGATCTCGATGCAGTTGCGGAATTCGTAGCGCTGAGGCAAGCCGGTCAGCTCGCTGGTCGTGTAGCTGCGCGGGTTGATGCCCTGGTGCATCTCGGACCAGACGCCATCGCGCTCGCGGCCGACCCACGTCACCTTGCGAGGGTCGAGCATCGCCGGGCACGACTGCGGCGCGTTCTTCTCGTCGTTGTCCGGGTAGTCGTAGAGGCGCTGACCGGCCACCAGCGGCCAGGAGAACCAGCGCTCGTTGCGAAACTCGCCGGTCGGGCGCCGAAACAGCGCCACCTGCGCGCTCTGCAGGAAGTCGTTGAGCAGCTCCTTCATGCCCGGCGGCGGGTTGTTCGCCTGCGCGGCGAAGCCCAGCCGGATCATCAGCCGCTTGCGCAGATCTGCCAGCGTGGCGTTACCGTCGGTGCTGGAACAGGCGCATTGGATGCCGTCGGTGATGCTCATGAGAGCCCTCTTGTGGAGACGGGCCGGGTTTCCCCAGCCCGTCGGTTTACCGCGTCGTGCTGGCGATCAGCCGCCCAGGGTGCCGGCGCCGGCCTGCGCGGCGTCGTACAGCGCCTGCAGTTCGGCCTTCGGCGCGTTGCCCTTGTGATCGATGCCCAGGCGGGTCAGTTCGCCGCGCAGCTCGGCGTGGGTCAGTTCCGGCTGTTCGCCGCCTTCACCATCGGCGCCGGCCTGCGCGGCGTCACTGGCCTGGCCCGGACGCGCCGGAAGACGACTGATGATCACGGCCTCGGACTGCTTCTTGAAGCTGTCCTTGCCCAGCTCCATGCCGACTTCCTTGGCAATGTCGCGCGGGCCGCCTCGGAACACCTGGTCGATCACCGGGCGGTACTTGTCGCCGTACTTGGTCAGCAGGCGCTGGTACTCCTGCGTGGCGTTGTCCGGCAGCTCGATCGCGTGGTAGTCATCGTTGATGACCTTCACGTTCTCCTCGCCGTGGATCAGTTCGAGGATCTGAACCTCGTGCTTGAACACAGACTCGGTGATGGTGACCTCGGTACTACGCTGGATGGTCAGCAGCACGACGGGAACGATGACGGTGGACTTGCTCATGGGCGGCTCCTTTCAGCCCGCCAGGGCGTAGACGGTGCCGGCGGCGGAGAGCTTGATCCACTGCGGCAGGTTCTGGACCTCGGTCTGGCTGTTGGCGGCCAGGGTCGCGAGGGTCGTGTAGGTGCCGGTCTGGGTGTCGGAACCCTGCAGGGTCGCCGCGGTGCCGGACAGGTTGGAGAAGGTCGCGCTGCCGCCACGCAGGAACGGGCTGTTGCCAGTCTTGAAGGCGGTGTCGGTGATCGGGGTGGACTTCATGGGGATGGCTCCTGTAGCCGATTGGGGTTCCCAGGAGCGCCCGGCCGAAGCCGGGACGCTCGGATCAGGCCAGGCCCGATCAGGCGATGGACAGCACGGCGTGCACGTTGCGCTTGCCGGTGGTCAGGCCGTACTTGTTGGTCTGCGCGTAGTACGTGACGTAGCGGTCCGGCAGCTTTTCCGGCTTGCGCTTCTTCATCCAGTTGCCCTTCACCGGGCGGAAGGTGATGAAGTTGCGGTTGAGCAGGTAGCAGCGCTTGGTCCAGGGGTAGGTGATCGCGCCGAGCTTGGCGTCCAGCAGCTCGAAGGTCGGATCCCAGATCAGTTCGATGCCGCGGTAGAACACCGCAGTGACCGAGGCGTCCAGGCCGGTGCCGCCGTTGGCGCCGACGATGATCTGCCGGTTGATCTCGATCTTTGCCTCGGCCTTGTAGGCGTTGAGGAACGCCTGGCCGCAGCGGATGTCGGTCGGGATCGCGCCGCCATAGCGCACACAGGCGTCGTACATGGCATCCAGCGCAGCCACGACACCGCCGGAGGCGATTGCCATGCTGGCGTTGTTGCGCCAGTAGGTGCTGGTGCTGGCGTTGATGCCGCCGACGATGTCGCCGGTGCCCGGAGTGGTCGAGACGATGTGGTCCAGGCCCGGAACGGCCTTGGCCGACTGCGAGCCGTTCTGCAGGGTTTCCAGCGCCAGGCCTTCCTGCAGGCCATTCTTCATGGCGGTCCAGCTCGACTGCAGCAGGTTGACCAGCTGCTCCTTCTCCTGCGAGCTCGGCACCGCGACGCCGGAATCATCGATCAGGATGCCGTTGCGGATCAGGCGGTCTTCATCGAACCAGAAGCCCTCGTGGTTCGAGTAGTACTGGAACTTGGCGAAGCGGTTCGGGTCACGCTCGTTGTAGGTGACCTGGTCGGCGCCTTCGTAGTTCTGGTAGTTGCTGTCGTTCGAGATGAACAGCTTCTCGTTGAAGATGCCGTTGCCGAAGAACGAAACCTGCTTGTTGGTGACGAACAGGTCCAGCGTGCGGTGCGCGACGTTGATCTGGTCGACGGGATCCTTGGTGGAGTAGCTCTCCAAGGTGTAGTTGGCGCCCTGCGTGAGCTGGGCAGTGGTCCAGGCCATGATGGTGTCCTCGAAGGGGAATGGGTTGTCGCTTTCCATCCACGTTCGAGGGGGGCGAGGCCTCCTACTGCCCTACCGGGCGCGACTCCGGCGTACTGCATGCGTGGCGCGGTTGTCAGCCGCAGGGCCAGATTGCCCTTGTTGTGGGATGCGTCAACGGACACAAGAAACCCCGCCGGAGCGGGGTCTTGTCGGGACAGAGCTTGGCTCTGCTCAGCCGTTGTTCGCCTGCTGGATGCCGAATTCCAGCGCGTCCATCGGGCTGGCGAAGGTGGTCGGCACCAGCGACGGGCCGGGGCCACCCGGTCGCATCGGGCCTGGGCGCGGCTGGGCCGGCGCGGCGGGTGCGACAACGGCCGGCGCTGCTGCGGGCGTCGGGAGTTTGATCCTGGAATAGGCAAGCGTCGTCTCATCCGCCCACTCGCTCGGATGGAACTTTGCGCGGATCTCGCGGACAGCCTGATCCAGCGCCGGGCGCTTCGCCGCATAGTCAGGATCTTCACTGCTCATCCGTGCGTCAAACCGCGTCAGCCAGCTAATGCCTCGCTGTTCAGCCTGCTCCGCTGCCTGCTGGCTCTCGGTGCGCTGTCGATCGACGCTTCCTGTGTAGGCTGCGCGGTCGCGCTGGCCAGCAATCTCGACGGCACGGGCGCGCGGCAGATCGCCGGCCTCAACCTCGGCGCGCAGGTCTTGGTGGTTGGCCAGCGGGTCGTGGATGCCAGGCGCCTCCTTGCCCAGAATCTTGGCTAGGGCGGCGTACTCCTTGCCCATGACCTCGTAGGCCTTCTCCGCCGCCTCAAGATCGCCCTGCCCCGCCTTGCTGATCAGGCTCAGGTAGTCCAGCGCCATCCCGTACTGCTCGGAGCTGGCGCCGGTGTCACGAACCATCTGGACCATGTCCTCGCCGATGCGCGAGCGCTCCACCAGATCCGGCAGGCGAGCCACGTCCTCGATGCCGGCCGCCTTCATGGCCTCGCGCAGCGGTGCCAGCTCCTTGATCTCAGCGGCCATGCCGCGGAACCGCTCGGCGGACTTCTCCTTCAAGCCAAGCGCGGTGATCTCAGCCTCGGTGTCGGCGTCCGGCTGCGGCTCACCGTCGGCGGCAGCGGGCGGCTGGCCATCGGCCGGCGGTGCACCGTCCTGCTGCTGTGCCGGGGGCTGGCCGTCTGCTGGCGGGGCAGTCGTGGGGTCGTCTGCCGGCGGCGTTGCGGTATCGGCTGCTGCCGGTTCGGCCGGTGCTGGGTCACCGACAGGCGCAGCCTCTGCATCAGCAGCGGCAATGCCGGCGTCCAGCGCCGCCATCACGTCGGCCGGCTGGTCGGTCGGGGTGGTGTCCGGCGCAGCGGCCGGGGTGTCCGCTTCGACGTGCATGGCTCAACCCTCCTCCTGCAGCACATACCAGTCATCGGCCAAGCAGTCGTTGACGCTGGGAACCCAGGTGCTGACGGTGTCGTTGACGTTCTTGATGGCGAAGTAGGCGTTGTACGGGACCATCGATCCCTCGCCGAAGTGCGCCTTTGCCGCGCCCGTCTGCACGGCATAGCTGGCCGGCGGCACGAGATAGACGAACATGCCCTTGCCATTCCAGCCATCGCGGGCCACACGACGACCATCCTTCAGGTGATCCAGCGCGCTGCCGAAACCAAGGCCGAAGGTGAATTCAGCGCGAGACGGCGGGGTGACTTTCTCGTTCATCACTTGCTCCAGGTTGCGAACACCCGCCAGATGGCGAGCGTCAGGGGGTGGTGGCGCGGGATGCTACCCATCACAGGGCAAGCCGCTGTTCGATGGAGTGCAGGTCGCGGTGCGCCTGGTAGATGCGCAGGCCCTGCTGGTGAGCCTCCTGCGCTGCCGGGCTGCGGACGGGCTGCGCGTCAGGCTTGTTGGTGCTACCGCACGGCTCGCAAAGCTCAGGCCGCAGAACCGGCTGCAGACGATTGGCCAGCTGACTGATTGCATACTCCAGCTGGGCGATCTGGTTGTCCGTGATGCGCAAACGGTCGCGCAGCCCTTCGGCCTCATACTCGTCGGGCGAGGAACACGCGGAGTTGATGCTGTCGTTCATTTGTAGCTCCTATCAGGCTTCTGCGAGGGGATCGGCGGTCGGGGAGCCACCGGGAGGTGCGGGCGGAACTGGCGGCTGCTGGCCTGCGTTCCCACCCTGCGGAGGCGGCGCGCTGCCTGGTGCGGCCTGAGCGGGCAGCGCCGGCTGCGTACCGTCGTTCTGGGGGATGAGCTGGTCGATGTCGAAGCGCTCGCCGCTGCGTTCGGCGGTCAGGCGCATCAGCTGCTCCAGCGAATCGGCGATCGCGTCGGGCGAAGTGCCGCGCAGCTGGCCAATCTGGGTGATGCCGGTCTGCAACAGCGGCAGCAGGTTTGCCCACGACTGGCGCTCCATCGCCGTGTTCGGCTTGCCAGAGGAACCGGCGCGGATCTCGATGCGGACGAACTCGGCCAGGTCGTCCGGCCCCATGTAGGGCGGCCAGAACGCGGTCGGACCGGCGATGAAGCGCACGTCCTCGTCGGTCAGGTAGACGCGGGCGATCTGGCAGGTGTATTCGGCCAGCTCGCTCAGGACCGATTCCATGTTGTCGCGCCGGCTGCTGCTGCGCGCCTGGAAGCCCTGTTGCTGAATGTCCGCTTCGGTGGCGGTCTTGGCAGTGTTGATGGAGCCAGTCAGCGCTTCCTGCACGCCCCAGATGCGCTCCAGCTCGGCCAGGATGCGGGTGCGGTCGTAAACCGCCGGATCCATCTGCGGGTAGGTGATCGGGACCAACAGCGTGCGCAGGTCGGCGTTCGGCTGGGTCACGTTGAGGGGGACCATCTCGCCGGTGTCAGCCTTGGCCAGCTTGGTCGCCTCTTCCGCCTCCATCGCGCCCGCGTGGAACGCCGTCTTGGGCTTGATGCGGCGGCGATGCTCGGTCTCGGCCGAGCCAATGCGGTTGTACTCGTCCATGAGCTTGGTCGAACGGCTGACCAGGCTCTGCGGGTGGCGCTGGCCGTCCACCTCGGACGTGCAGATCACGAAATACGGGTAGAACCGGGTCGTGGCCGGCGGGTTGAAGGCGGGCTTGACCCAGAACGGGACACCGGTGATAGCGGTCAGGACGGTGTTGCTCTCCGCGTCCCAGATCTCGATGCGGCGCACGTAGCACCCGTTGGCGCCGCCATCGGCGTTCGTGGTGTAGGCATCGGCCTCCTCAGCCGTCGCCGCGTTGCCGGTCAAGCCGACGCTCTCGTTCTTGCCCATGCACGGCTTGCGCGGTGCGTAGCGGGCGGCCTTGCGCAGGATGTTCTCGGCGTTGCCGTCCTTGTCGAACTGGGCCAGATACGGGCCATGCTCGGCCAGCGCGTCCTCATAGGACGGATATGAGATCTCGGCGTTCCAAGGCGCATCGACGTGGTTGGCGATGGTGAAACCGGGCGCCACCTGGAAGTTCTCGCCGGCCACGTTGTCGATCGCGTAGCCACGGGCGACCACGCGCTCGGCACCGTTCTGGATGGCGGCCAGCTGGCGCTCCAGATCGGCGACCTTCGCTTCCTCGTTGTTGCCGAACACGCCCTTGACCGTGTCCCATGCGCGCGCGCCATATCCGGCGGTGCCGTCCTCCAGCTCCTTCTGCAGCGCCTTCGCCCGGGCAATGTTCTGCTGCAGGTCGTTGATCGCGGTCTGCGTCTCGGGCGAGATCTCGGTGCGCTCCTGCCATGTCGCCTTCAGCACGCCGGGGCCGATGGTCAGCGAGGAGCGGACCCACGGGCGGCCGCGGCGCTTCAGCTGCGCGTCCTTCCACATCTGGGTGCCGACGGCCTCCAGCGTCTCGGCGAACTGCTTCATCTCCCGCGAGCGCTTGGCGTACTGCTTGCGCAGCTTCAGGACCTCGTCGGCCACCAGCTTCTCCACCGCACCGGTGGCCAGGTAGCCCTCCTGCGCCTGCATGCTCTGCGTCAGCGCCTGTTCCTCGGGCACGCCGTCAGCAGTCAGCTGCGTCGCCACCTGCCGGCCGACCTCCATCGCGTCCTGCTCGGCCTGCTGCTGGATACCGGCCATCACCTGCTCGTCGGACTCGATGATGTCCCGCAGCTGCTCAGGCGTCGGCATGCGGTGTGCCGGGCCGGGCGACACGTCGAAGTCCGGGTTGCGGGCGTAGAGGAACGCCTCCTGGATGTCGATGTACGTGCCGATCAGGTTGGCGTCGACCAGGAAGCCGGAATCGCCGCGCGCCTGGCGCCGGTCCTTCACGTACTGCTGCCGAGCGTCCTTGTCGAACTCGCGGGCCTCATCGAAGCGAGCCATCCAGCGCCTCACGTCGGCCTGCATGCGGCTCAACTGCTGGGCGCGCGCCGGATCGGGATCAGCGGCGGCCGCGATCCCGGTTTCGAGTGCTGCGATGGGCTGGTCTGCCATGGTAGGGCCGGTGTGCGAACTGGCCCCAAGGTGCCCGAGCTGCAGGAGGCATCAACGGTAGTAGCGGGCGGTCTTCTCGTCGTCGTCGCGGTCGGCGGCGTCGCGCTGCTTGAACCACGGGTCTGTGAACGGCGCAGGCGGCGCCGGTTTGGCCTCGGGCGGAAGGCTGCCGTCGGCCATGAGGTCAATGCCACGGCCGAACAGGCTGCATACGTCCACCATGTCGTCGCGGCGGCCATCCTCGCCAGTGAAGGCGCACAGCTGATCGATCAGCCGGTCGCCCCACTCGGTGTTCGGGATGTGCACCGAGCCGGTCGCAGCGCGGGCAGCGAAGCCCAGGGCGCGGTCCGCCTTGCTGCCGGCACTGGCCAGCGGCACGCGGTGCACGAACGTCTGCGTGGCCTTGGCCGCTCGGCGGATGGCGCCGTCGGTTGTGCGCAGGATCACGCCCATTTCCTCGAAGGCCATCACCGGCTTGTTGCGCCTGCCCATCTGCATCAGGGCGGCGATCCACACGGACGGGTCTTCCTGGCCGCTCCACCAGTCCACGAACCACATGTCGCCCACGTGGTCGAGGCCAGCACAGCCATGCTCGGTCCAGTCGGGATCTGCCTCGGGGTCGTCCGGATCCGGTGCGCCGGCGTAGTCGCTGGCCAGGTACTTGCGCAGGCCTTCCGGCTCGTCGCCCAAGTTGAAGCGCTTGAACCAGTGCCGCTTGAACAGGATGCCGGCCTTGGCCCGTGGCTGGCCGCCGAAGATGTGGTCGTGCAGGTCCTGCGACACGGCCAGCGTCTTTAGCCGCTCCGTCTCCATCGCCGGGTTCCACCACGGGTTATCCAGCCAGTTGATCTGGATGACGATCGCGTCCGGGTCGTTGCCCAGCACCCAGCGCTTGTAGGCGTAGTCATCCTGCTGGTCCGGGTTGAAGGTCACCCAGATCTCGGCGCCGGTCGTGCGGACGATTGTCGGGATCAGCTTGTTCCAGCTGTTGGCCGAGACGTTGGATGCCTCCTCGACCCACACGATGGTCGCTCCTTCGAACGACTTGATGCTGTCGGCCGTATGGTCCTGCAGGCCGGTGAAACTGAACGTGGAGCCGGTCAGGATGCAGGTGATCTGGTCCTCGCCCTGCTTGTTGATCTTGAAGTAGGCCGACAGTCCCATCCGGTTGATGTAGTCCTCAATGACTCGCTTGGAGGACTGGGCGATCGACTTCTGGATTTCGCGCACGCACAGGATGCGGTGCTTGGCCTGCATCGACAGCATGACCAGGATCTGCGCCACGGTGTGCGACTTCGCCGAGCCACGCCCGCCGTACAGCACCTTGAATTGCTTGGGCTTCAGCACCGGCAGCAGCTTGGCAGGGATCGACAGACGAGCCTGTGGCCGACTGTTCGTACCTTCAGTTGCATGTGATGCTGCCGATAACACGGTCGCGTCAATCCACCAAACCAAGGAAGAACTCAATGAGCGTTGAACACAAGGCCCCCACCGAAGCTCAGATGCAGGTTGCTGCAACCCTAACCGCAGGGCTGCTGTCCGGCATGGACCTGAAGCGATACACGGCCCCACTCAAAATGCTGGACACTGAGCTCATGTCGCAATCGGTGGCTCTGTACCACCGGGTTTTGAACGAGCTTGTTAAGTAAGCGTCATTCCTTCCTTCTTGCTGCCTCAACAGGCGCCACGATGAACTGAGGAGCCGGCAGAGGGTCAGTTGGGTCGTTGGCGTGGTCGATACGGTCACGCCAATCGTTGCGGCGGCGGTTCTTCAACCAGAAGATCGCCGCCGTGACGTTAGGCGGCACCTTGGCGCGGTATTCCGCATAGACCGGTGACTCAGCTCCTGCGGGCATGAATATTTTCACCTCGTCCTGTTCATATCCGATGGCCTGCTGGTACAGGGAACGCTCTACCCGCTCGTCTGCCTGGTCCTTACCCGCCTTTAGGGCCTGACAAAAAGCCGGGTACTGCCCCTTCCAGCGATAGACAGTTCGGACGTTCACTTCGAAGAAGTCGGCGATCTCCTGGTCAGTAGCACCCAGCAGACACAGCTTCTCGGCCTGCTTGGCGTACTCAGCCTTGTAGGCGCTGGGGCGGCCAGTCGCCTTTCCCTGAACCTTGGCCTTTTCGGCCTTAGGCTGCTTACCGGCCACCGGCCACCTCCGCCTGCAACCGCACCTGCCCCTGCCGGGTGATGCCGAAGCGCTCGCCCTGCTCCTGCGCGTAACCGTGGCTCACCAGCGAGTCCAGCAGCGAGTCGCCGCCGCGGTGATGGTCGCGCCACTCTTGCCGGGTCAGGCTGAACTGGCTGGCCAGGTGCTGCAGGCCCTGCGTGATCGGGTCCAGGCTCACGGCAGGGCCTCCTCGGTCCCACGGGCGATGAGTGACACGGCTCCGGGCTGCACCCCTTCCCCGCCGCCGCAACGCGGCAACCCGCTCCCTCGGCGCTGGCTGTTACCCACCTGCCAGCTGGGGCTACCGATACCTGCCTCGGTAGAGGGCCGCATGTACGCGGTCACGCGGCGCGCCCAGACAGGTCGAACAGGTCGAGCTGCACGGGCATGGGCCGCTTCCGTGGCGCCGGCGTGGCGATGCCCAGATGCTCCAGCATGTCCTCCAGCACGTTCGCTGCCGCCTCGGCGGTCACACGGGGGAAGCTGTACTTGCCCACCAACCACGGCCAGTACGGAGACTTCTCGCCCTTGCGGGCCATCTCCACGGCCACCGGCTTGTCCTCGGCCAGGACGAACGCCTGTGAGGTCTCCGGGTTGATCAGTAGGAAGCTGGCTACCGTGCATCCGCGCTGGTTCTCTGCGATTCGTGGAAGGATGGCGTTCAGGGCATCTGCCGGGTTGGTCGGGTCGACCACGCAGACCACGCGCGGCTTCCAGACCTGCCGGAACGGAACACCCTCAGTTGTACCGGTGCGGCGCGGAGCTTCAACGGATGCGGCCATGTTTCGACCTCCGGTGCGGCGTTGGGATACCTGGCTCATGGGCGTGCCTTCCTGCGGTTGATCTCGCGGCGCATCAACTGCGCTTCGGTCTTCAGTTGTCGGGCCTCGTGCAGCACCTCGCGCACGTCGTAGCCCTTCCGGTGCAGGCTGAAGATCTCGTCGGCCAAGGCGTGGTCAAGCCGGGCGACGACTTCCAGCTCTGGCGTCGTGTACTGGCTGAAGGTCAGGTTCATGCCTGCGATCCTCCGGTGATTCGCACCACAACCTGGCCGCCCTTGCGGACCTCGGTGCTGACCAGCGGGTGGCTGATGAACCGCTTGTCATCGATGCCCAGCGCGTCAGCGATGCCGTCCCGGTACGGCTTGAACCGGGCCAGCATGTTGTCGTCGTCGGGCAGCAGCTTGGTCGGCGGGTGGAAGGTCACATGCAGGTGCAGTCGCCCATCTGGCAGAGTCCAGCCCTTGCACCCGGCCTCCAGCGCGGTGATGGCGCCGAGGTGCCGCGCCAACCTGGCCGCACCCGATCGCTTCGACCAGTGCACGCGGGCATTCGGCGACAGCCGCTTGTCAGGCCACGGCAGAATCAGCTCCTTCATGCCGCACTCCTCTGCCCCAAACGCTGCAGGGTTACGTTGAGGGCGGCGAGCTCGTCCATCTTCATGATGGTCCACATGCGCTTCTCGCCATGCCAACCATTGAAGCTACCTTGGTGGCAGTCCTTGCACAGGGCCACGGTGGTGAAGTGCTGGCCCTGGTTGATGTGGTGGGCGTCGGACGGCGCCGGCGCATCGCACACGCTGCAGGGCAGATGCTTCACGGCTTCCAAGTGCGCGCGCTCGGCGGAGGTGAATGCCTTGGCGTTCTTGGTCCTCATCGGTGCAAACTCTTGCCGAAAGCCCCTCGCGACGCGATCATCCCCGGCCACACCACGGAGGATTTGGAATGCTTGATTGTCTTGGGCTCGGATGGCTTCACTGGCCAGACCTCAAGCAGGTCGAATGGGCGGCTTGGCTCCAACTCCTCGCAGCGATCGTCGGGATCGCGCTGGCGCTCTACATCCCTGTCCGCATGAAAAGGATCGAATCGTATGAGCGAATGCGCGGAGCAGCCGCCCGAATCAAGGGCCTTGAGGTCCTGAGCAGCCTCTTCCAGGATGCTATGAATCCGACCCTGGACATCGACCATCCGCCGCTGGACAACTTCGCGACTCGCCTGAAAGGTTGCACTGCTCTTATCGAGGATCCACAGACAGACGCAGACTTCATACCAATCATTGGCCGAGCCGTAGCTGCTGTGGAAGCAATGCGCACACATTGGCAGAGCCGGGCGATCAGCCGCAGTCCTGACCACAGACCCGGCGATGCCCAATGGGTCTCTACCCAGCGCTCCGCACTTGCTACGGAAGTGTTGGCCGCTGAGACTTTGGTCAAGAACTGGAAGAAGACACACTGGTTTGCACTGGCGTTCGAATGACGTAGGGCACATCACGCAACCCTCCTGCTGGTCGGCGCGAACTGCGCCAGTTTTTCCACAGCGCTGTCTGACCAGCGCACCCGGTCCGAGAACTCGGCGTGGATGAAAGTGAGGAAGTCGCCCATCTTCCGGCGGCTGTACTTGCTGGTCCGGGCACCGAGCATCACCACGCCACCGCGCAGGCCGGGTGCCCACTCGGTTTCCTCTTCGAACGCGGCGGTCAGTACATCCTTCCAGTCATAGGGCGTGGCCTGCCTGGTGCTGCCGTCGCGGCGGGTGATCACCAGCGGTACCTGCTTGGCGATGTCGGTCAGTGCCGGCCACATCGCCGCGTTCTGGTCTAGCGTCCGCTTTGGCTCGTCCAGGGTGATCTGTACCGGGCCGCCTTTGAGCCATTCGTTGATGGCGCGCACGACGTTGGTGATCACCTGCGCCCAATTACTGTTGTTCGGCGGGTCGATCAGGAAGGTGCGCTTCATGCGCCGATCTCCTCAGCAGCGGAAAGCGGCTCCCACAGTGATCTCAGGCGTTCCCAGCGGGGCAACAACCACTTGCGAATCGCGTCCTCATCTGCCCGGCACACCGATACTTCTACGTACCGATACAGGCCCTTTCGCTGACCCATGAAGAACAGCTCCAGCGACCCATTGCGGTAGTACAGGTCACCGTTGTAAGCGGGGAGATCGTGGTCCTCACCCTCCTTCCAATCCCACCGGAACAGGAGGTTGTAGTCCATATCCGAATCGCCTTCTTCGGCGATGAAGTCTGCCCACGACTTATGCGAGGTCCCGCAGTCGCTGTTGTAGTAGTTGCCCAGATTGCAGTAGTACCGATGGGTTGCTTCCCACAGATGCTGGCTCATCCCTGCTTCCTCCTGATCTGCTCGTCTCGTTCGTCGTAGCCGGCAAGCCATGCCCGGCGCAGCGCCAGCCCGTCCTCGCCCATGGCGTAGAGCGGGACCGAATTGCGGTCCTTGTGTGCGTCGCGCATCCACCGCCCGGTCTGGCGGGCGCGTTCCAGTTCGTATTGCGGGACCATCAGTCCATCCCCCCCGAGCGCCTTCCGCCCGTCTGCTGCTGCGGGATCACCGGGTCTTCGCCGTCGTAGTCATCGATGCGGCCATAGGCCAGCGCGTTGCGGCCCCAGGCGCGGCCGGTTTCGCCCTCGCGCTGCTTCGCGATGATCATTTCCACGAAGCCGTCAAGCGGGGAACGCACGCCTTCGCGCTCGCTGTAGTAGTCGTCGCGGTACAGGAAGACGATCAGGTCGGCATCCTGCTCGATGTTTCCCGACTCGCGCAGGTCGGACATCTGCGGGCGCTTGTTCTGTCGGGTCTCCAGCGATCGGTTTAACTGCGACAGCAGCACCACCGGGCAGCACAACTCCTTGGCCAGCTTCTTGAACCCTGCGGTGATGTGGCCGATCTCGACCGTCTCGCGGGTCTTGCCCGGGAGCGGCATCAGGTGCAGGTGATCAATCACCACCAGCCCGATCGGGGCTTTCATCCGCTCGCGCCGGCACCGCGCCACGATCTGCTGCTCGGACAGCCCGGCCGTGTCATCGATCAGCAGGCCGGACGCGTTGAGCTGCTTGGTCGCCTGCGTGACCTTGCTCCAGTTCTCGTCGTCCCTCTCGCCGGGCTGCTGCAGCCATGCCAGCGGGACGTTGGCCAGGGAGGCGATGCCGCGGTTGTAGATGCTGGTGTCGGTCATCTCCAGGTTGAACACCAAGCACCGCTTCCCACGCAGTGCAGCGGCCACGGCCACGTTGATGGCCCAAGCCGACTTGCCCATGCTCGGGCGGCCGGCAACGATGATCAGGTGCCCGTCCTGCAACCCGCGCGTGCGGCGGTTGAAGCCCGTCCACGGCGTGAGGAGTCCCAGCGCCTGGCCGTTGTTCTCGACCCTGCTGGCCAGCTCCTGATACCAGCGCCGGCCGATCTCCTTGGCGCCCTTCACCGAGCCTCGACGGATGCTGGCGATCTCGGACAGCGCCTGCGTGGCGTCCGCGACGATGACCGAAGCGTCCTCCCCTTCCGGGTTGAAGCCCTTCGCCGACAGCTGGGCGCCAATGTCGATCAGGCGCCGCTGCGTGGCCTTGCCCTTCACGATCTCAGCGTAGGCGACCACGTTGGCGGCGGAGTGTGTGGTTGCAGCCAGTTCGATCAGGTAGGCGCCATCGCCGACCATCTCCAGCTCACCGCGTTCCGCGAACCAGTCGCCCATCGTCACCGGGTCGAACGGCTTGTCTGTCGCAGCCAGGTCCACGATCGAGGTGTAGATCAGCTGATGGTCGCGGCCGTAGAAGTCCTCGGCCTTCAGCCACTCGGAGACCTTCGGGAATCCCTCCGGGTCCAGCATCAGCGCGCCCAGCACGGACTGCTCGGCGTCGCGGGACTGCGGCAGCTGGCGCAGGTCGTCGTGCGGGAAGTCAGCCAGGACCGCGTTCATTCGGCCTCCCCGGCGTCAGCCTCAGCGGCCAGCTTTGCCTGCTTGCCGGCCGTCGTCAGCTGCCAGCTGCCGTCCTCGGTCGGGAACCAGAACTTCGGCCAGTTGCCCTCGACGGCGTTGCGGAACGTCTGCCGCCAGCCGCGCACGCCGGTCTGCTGCTTGTCGGCGTACCGGGCCTTGAACCACCGCCATGCCAGGGCGACGAAGTCGTGAGGCAGGCCGATGCGGTCAGCGTAGGCGAACACCGCGTCGTCCACGGGGATCAAGTTCTCCCCTGCCTCCTCGCACTCAGCCCGGAATGCGGCAAAGCTGATCTTGGCCGAGCGCTTGGGCTTCAGCTGCTGACCTTCGTCCTCAGCATCGCCCCCCTTGGGGGGCTTAGGGGGGTTCTTTTCTTCTTCTCTTCTCTTCTCTTCTCTGGTCCGCTTTTTGTCCGCACCAGATGCGGACTCTTTGCGGACGATCCTCTTCCTGTCAGCGTCCTGCGCACGGCGCTTCGCAGAGGCCCCGTTGTGCGTGTCAAAGTCAGGCAGCACAAGGCTTTCGGCTTCCACGTCGAGCCAGCTGACGGCAACCATCGCATCGGCAAACCCGGGCCAACGCAGATGATCGTCCAGGGTTTCGCCGCTGTATCCTTCCAGCTTTCCGTCGACGGAGTGCGCGTCGAACAGACACCACACGGACATCAAACCGCCGACCGTCCGCAACGTGTCCGACTTCAAAGCGGACGCCATGCGGACAACCTTCGGATGGGTGAAGAGGTCCGATCGCATCTTGATCCAGTCACCAGCCATTACGCCGCTCCCAACAGGTCAGGCTGCGGCGTAGCCGTGCGCCGGGCTTCCGCCCTGGCTTGCTCGGCCGCGCATCGGGACAGGTGCGCGACGACCTCCTCGCGCGTCATGGGCGGGCTGGACTCGATGACCCGGATGCACTCGTCCAGATGCTGCAGCAGCTCGCGGTTCTTCATTGGCGGACCTCATCAGGTCGGCCAGGCGCTCGACCTCGCAGATGCCGTCGAGGGCGGCCTGCAGGCTGAGGAACTGGCGGAGGAGATTGGAGCCGGTCGCGGCGCACAGCGGGCCGACCAGCTTCTCTGGGATCGGGCGGACGCCGTTCTGCATCCGCGACACGTAGGATTTCGACTTGCCGATGCAGGCCGCCACGTACTCCAGCTTGTGGTGGCCGGCGCGGATCATCACCGCCAGCGCATGCGCCGCCGATTCGATCTGCCGGACAATCTGTGAGGGCGCATCCTTCGGGGCGTGGTGTACGCCGAATGCGAGGGGTAGAGCCTTTTGGTTGCCAGGGGTTGCCATGCGTTGCCTATCGTTGCCAAGCCCTCTCGGGCGGAATAAAGGCCCAACCCACAACGGATTGAGCCAAGTGAATTCAGAGGTGACGCGGTCGAGCGGTGTCGTTGAACTGGTGCCGGTTGCAGGCCGGCTGTTCGTGCTGAGGCGCTACGGCGATCGGGTGCGAATCACCCAGGTGCAGCGGAAGAACCCGCCCGCTCCCGGCAGCGGCACCGTGGTGCCCTTCGCTGCCCGGGGTCGGTGAGGTGGTCATGTCAGGCGCGCCGGCGGCGCGGGGCGAACAGATCAGGACGCTTCTGGGCTGCCTTCCAGCACCAAGCGTCGGGAATGGGCTTCTCCTCATCCCGGCCGGTCATCGACTGGCGAGGGAGGCCGAGGAAGCGGGCGAACTCGGCGTTCGTGGCGATGCCGAGGGCGGACTTTGCTTTGGCCAGGGTCGGGTTCATGGCGCCAGTAAATCATCGGTTACCTCTGGAAGTCAACCATGATTTCCCGCCCAGGGTCAATCATTCGTTACATGACTATTGGCACCCGACTCGAACAGCTGCGGAAGTCCGCAAAACTGACCCAGCAGCAGATGGCTGACATCGTCGGTACGACGAAGCAGTACGTCGGCCGGCTGGAGAAAGGGCTGAATCAGACCCCCAACGGGGTCATGCTCACCGAGTGGGCCAGGCACTTCAAAGTCAGCACGCGATGGCTGTCCACTGGAGAGGGTCCGCGATCCGCTCAACCCGAGGCGTCTCAATCTGAGCGACCAGACTTCGGGAAGATGGGCTTCGCGGTTCTTCTACTTCGCCACTACCTGGAGTTCACAGCTGATCCACCCGATTGGATCAGTGACCCGGTGATGTTGGAGGCCGCCTATCAGGTGGTTGAAGACTTTGGCGGGGAGCAGCGCCCTGACAATGTCCTTGACCTGACCAAGGTTCTGGCCAGAAAGATCAGGGGGCAAACAGATGGAAAGCGGGACCAGGTTTCAGGAACTCGCACAGCGGCTGGCGACAAGAGCTAACGAGTTACGCCAGGGCGCTGCTGTCCGCCCTGCACTTGCTCTTGTCTCAAGCGGGGTTCCGCCCTCGCCTGCTGCCGCGATGGACTCGATCGTCCGGGATTCCCACTGCCGGATGGTTCGTCATTACCGGCGGCGCTGGGGCTACCCCATGCAACTACTGATCGATCAAGCGTGTTTCGGCCGAGCGGGTCCAGACGCGCTCTCCGATGACGAGCTGGAACGGCTTCATCAAGATCTCGAGCGCGCCCAAGAGTGCATGCTTGAAGGAATCTCCTTCGAAGATGCGGGTCTGCTGCGCACCAGGTACGGTTGACGACCAAAGATGAACGGAATCTGCTCCGTTCATCTTTTTCTTTGGTTGGAAAGTAAATTGTAGTTGACCTTGCAAAGTAACCCATGATTTACTCCCTTCAACGCCCCACCACAGCCCATCCCGGGCCGGGGCTTGGAGACGAAGATGGGTCTGCACACTGCAACCGACATCGAACGGAACGCCCAGCGGAGCTTTGATGGCCTGCTGCCGGCGGATACCGAAGAGGCGCTCCAGGACGCCTGCAACTCTCTGGCACGCACCTACGACCGTGAAGGCGACACCGCCGAGCTGATCGCGGTGCTGGTGACCTCCGAGCGCGCACTGGACTACCTGGTTTCCGAGGTCGAGGTTCCGGCGCACCTGCTGCACGACCTGCGGGAGTTTCTGGACCTGCAGGCCCGGGTCGTCCGGCAGATCGAGCGCTCGATGCGCGCTGGCGGTGCCGCATGACCGCCGCCGAACGCGAGCAGCGCCACCACATGGTCGCCACTGTCGTCGCCAATGCCCTGTCGTTCTGCCTGGGCGTGCTGGCCACCGTGCTGCTGCAGGCGGTGCTGTCGTGAGCCGGGTCGACGTACTGGCGGTGATGGATCAGGCGGTAGAGCGCGAGAAGGACGCAGGACAGCCCTACGCCGCGCAGGTGGCAGCACGTGCGTCAGTCGCCGCCGTCTTCGACGCAGCCCGCGCCGTGCTGAGTGCCAGCGACTTCACCGACCTGCTCCACGCCGAAGAGTGCCTGCGCGAGGCGCTGGATGCGTGCGAACCGGAGACGCCCCATGAACCCGTTTGACCAACTGGACGCAGCGTTCGTCGACCAGTTCTGCCTGCCCCCGATCACCCCGCCGATGTCGCTGGCGGAAGCCCGAGAACAACGCAACCGCGAGGCCGTGGACGGCCTGTGCGTGGAGGAAGACCAGGATGCGCCGTAACTCAACAGACCTCGTTTTCGCCGCCCTGATGTCCCTGATGGGCTGCTTGCTCCTCTTCTCCATCTTCGGCCTGACGATGTCGATCAAGCAGGGCCGAGAGGTTCGCGAAAAGTGCGCCGAAGCCGGCGGAGAGCGGATGCGCGGCAAGGGCAACAGCAGCTACTGCATCGTCGATGGAAAGGTCGTTGACATACTGAGGAGCCGCCAGTGACGCGCCTCCGAATCGCCTGGGCCGCAGTCGCGCTGTTCGCCGCCGTGGTCGTGCCGCTGCGCATCGCCGAGATCCACCAGGCCCACTCCGACCGTGACGCTGCCAAAGCCCGCTGGGCTGCAACCAGCAGCGTGCGCGGCTGAATTCCCCCGCCCTCACAGGCCCCGCGCCGGCCGGGATTCCACGCAGCCGGCATCTATCCACCTACCAGCAGAGCAGCCATGAGCAACCTCGTTCTCTCGCAAACCAAGAGCCTCGCCACGTCCCTGAACATGGGCGCCGCCGACGCGCAGGAGCTTGTCGCCGTACTGAAGGCCACCGCCTTCCGGGGCCAGGTATCAGATGCGCAGATGACCGCGCTGCTGGTGGTGGCGAACCAGTACGGCCTGAATCCCTGGACGAAGGAGATCTACGCCTTCCCCGACAAGAACAACGGCATCGTGCCGGTGGTCGGCGTCGACGGCTGGTCGCGCATCATCAACTCGCACGCTCAGTTCGACGGCATGGACTTCGAGCAGGACGAGCAGAGCTGCACGTGCTCGATCTACCGCAAGGACCGTAGCCGCCCGGTGCGCGTGACCGAGTACATGGCCGAGTGCCGCCGCTCCAACGCTAGTCCGTGGCAGTCCCATCCGCGCCGCATGCTGCGCCACAAGGCGATGATCCAGTGCGCGCGCCTGGCCTTCGGTTTCGTGGGCATCTACGAGCAGGACGAGGCCGAGCGCATCATCGAGGGTGAGGTGGTGCGCGCCGAGCGCGCCCCGGCCAGCAATCCCCGCCAGCTGCCGGCCGAGCCGGAGGACACACCCGAACGTCAGGCGCTTTACGCCAGCCTGCAGGAGATTGCGACCGCTGGGCTGGATGCCTACGCGGACGCGTGGGGCAAGCTGACGCCCGAGCAGCGCAAGATGATCGGCCAGTCTGGCCACGAAACCCTGAAGGCGGAGGCGGAGCGCGCTGAGGCTGAGGAGGCTGCCCCGTGAGGCTGATCTCCTGCGACCAAGGAAGCGACGCCTGGCACAACGCCAGGGCCGGGGTCATCACCGCCAGCATGTTTGCCACTGCGCGCTCGCGTGTGGGCGAGCTGACCGACCAGCAGCGCACCTACGTGGAGTCGGTGCTGGCCGGCATGGCGCCCAAGGCTGCTGCCGAGGCAGCCAGCTACAAGGCCGTTCCGAAGTCGGCGGTGATCGAGAAGGCGCTGGCCGGCGAGCCCATCGGCGACTTCAGCGAGGCGTCGAAGAACTACGCGTTCCGCCTGGCCATCGAGCGCATCAGCGGCGAGCCGCTGGACGAAGGTTTCGAGACGTTCGCCATGCGCCGCGGCCATGAGCTGGAGCCGGAGGCCCGCGCCGAGCATGAGGTGCAGTCCGGCCTGCTGGTGAAGCGCGCGGGGTTCGTCCTGAGCGAATGCGGCGACTACGGCTGCTCGGCCGATGGCTTCATCGGCGAGGACGGCGGCAGTGAATACAAGTGCTTCATCAACCCCGAGAAGCTACGCGCCTTCCACATCGACAACGATGCGAGCGAGGTGTTCGAACAGGCCCAGGGCTGCATGTGGCTGACCGACCGGCAGTGGTGGCATATCGGCCTGTACTGCCCGGCGCTGGCCGCCGTGGGCAAGCAGCTGTGGTGGCGCCGCTTCGATCGCGACGAGGCGTTCATTGCCAAGCTGCGGTCTGACCTGGAGCCGTTCCGGCAGATGGTGGTCGGGTTCGAGCAGAGCCTGCGCGCTGGTGATCACCAGCAGGTGGCCGCCTGATGGACGTCGCCCTGTACCCCTGCCACGCCAAGAGCCTGCGCCGTGCTGGCCAAGCCCGCGCGCAGCTGTTCGCCCACGTCATCGAGGGCAAGCGCTACACCACCGCGCAGGTGGCCGAGATCTTGGACATATCCCACAGCGCCGCATACGAGCGGATCAAGCGGCGCCCTCACCCGCTCACCTGGGCGGACCTGCAGAAGGCACGCATGCCATGACCAGCATCCACGTACAGCCGACCTTCGACTTGGCCACACAGGCCGAGAAGAACCGCCAGCGGGCCGAGATCGACGCCGACATTACGCGCTTCGAAGCAGCAGGCGGCAAGGTCCAGAACCTCGGCAACAGCCCCATCGACCGATCCACCATCAGCCGCCGCCAGGTGGTCGAGGGTGGCCACGACAGCCGCACGAAGAAGGGAGCCCGCGCATGACCACCGACAACAAGACCCTGGCGGACGTGCAGCCCGGTGGGAGGGTGAGGCTTGGGGATCAGCTGGTGCTGGCGAAGCTGGTCGGCGCGGCTGGCCTGATGCTTGCCGAAATCGATACCTGCGGCCACGAGATAGACCCGGCCTACCGCCACACTCTTTACGAAGCGTGGGAAGAAGGCAAAGCCGCCCTCTCCGCCCAGCCCTCCCCGGGTGGTCAGGATGCGCTGGCAGCGCTGCAACAGGACTACGACAAGCTGCTGGACTCGTTTAATCGGCAGGTCGAGGTCGCCGAGAAGATCGCGGGCCGCGCCCTGCAGCAGGACGACAGGATCGAGGAGCTGGAAGAAGCCCTCGCCGCCCGCCAGCCGGTGGGGCAGATCACTGATGCCGAGATCGACGCGCGCCTCAACGCTCTGTACCGCGAGATGGTGGACAGCGGCCAGCACAACGGCGGCATGTCGGGCGTTGCATGGGACCGGGCCGTCTTCCGCATGGCATCGAAGCAGCCTGCGCAGGCCGTGGACCTGGGGCCGGTACATGCAGCACTGCAGGCTGCGGCCAGGTCGCTCAGGACGATTGCAGACTCGACCAAGGACACCGAGTTCCTTGAAACCGCCAGTGAGATCAGGGCGTACGCCAACAGCCGCGCGAACTGCGCCGAGCAGGCCCTGATCGACAGCCAGGCGGTGGGCAATGGCTGACCGCCCCCACCTGGCACACCAGAAATCTCATAGATGCGACGCTGCCTACGGTCAAGCCTCAATCTATGTGCCGCCGATTCTTATCCTCCAACCACAGTCCTGCGGAGGCGGCACTCGCCTTCTCGATTGCCGCTTCTACGGCTTCCTGCGCCGTCGCACCTTTTGCAACAACGCGATCCAGAGGCTCCTTAGAGCGCTGCGGCTGAATAAATCCGACTGCTTCAAACGGGCCGGTTCCGAACGTTTCGATCTCCACGTTGAAGTGGCCGACTGGGTACGTCTTCTTCATTGCATTACCTCATCTGTTATTGAACGGGAGCAGATGCTCCGGAAAAGCTCCCTCCTATACAAGTTGGGGGAGAGAGCTGCATGACCGCACCCATGGCTGACCAGCTGCTCACCGCTGCAATGGTCCACGTGTTCGCCCTGGCCGGGTTCGTTGCAGGCATCGCCACCCTGTGGGCGATCAGCCGCGCATGCCGCGCCGCGCGCAATGGGCTGCGCTGGTGCTGGCGGAGGTGCGCTCATGGGTAAGAAGCCGGACTTCATCATCTGCGACCCGGAACCCTGCGCGTACCAACGCCGCGACGAATTCCCCGCAGACACTGGCGGCCTTAGTAACTGGCATGAGATTGGCCGGGATTTCTATATGGAACTTGAGCGGTTGCAGAAGGAGGCCCCGGGTGTTGTGCGGGGAATCCAGCTGCGGAAGCTCTACGCGGCGAAGGAGGATTGAGAATGCGAGTCCTGATCGCCTGTGAGTACAGCGGCGCAGTCCGGGATCAGTTCCTTGGGGGGGGGCATGAAGCGATGAGCTGCGACCTGCTGCCCACCGATGCTCCAGGGCCGCACTACCAAGATGACGTGCGCGACGTGCTGGACTACCCGTGGGACCTGATGATCGCCCACCCGCCCTGCACCCACCTGTCGGTCAGCGGCGCTCGGCACTTCGAGGCCAAGCGCATGGACGGGCGGCAGCAGTCGGCGGTGTCGTTCTTCATGATGCTGGCGAAGGCTGACATCCCGATGATCGCCATCGAGAACCCGGTTTGCATCATGTCCTCGATGTGGCGCCAGCCGGACCAGGTCATCCAGCCGTGGCAGTTTGGGCACGGGGAGACCAAGGCAACGGCGCTGTGGCTGAAAGGGCTGCCTCGCCTGACCCCGACCAACATCGTGGAAGGCCGCGAGGATCGCATCCACCGCATGGCGCCGGGGCCTGATCGCTGGAAAGAACGCAGCAAGACCTACCCCGGCATTGCTGCAGCGATGGCCGACCAGTGGGGATCAATTCTGCACCTGCGGAGGATGTCCGCATGAACACCGCCACCGAGCAGCTGCGCGCTGCGCTGGCCACGAACTGAAGGAGGACAACATGGCCAAGAAGAACAAGGCCGCCCCGGGCGCGGGGGCGCTATGCCTGTCCCGGGAAACGATGCGTGAGCTATGCGACACCCCGTACAAGGATCGACAACTCGCGTTCCTGGTGCTGAACGGCATCCCCCACTTCAGGGGTCTGGACGGGTGGCCGCGCGTACTGTGGTCCACCCTCGAAGGGGACAACGACGTGGAAACCGATAAGGCGACGGTCGTCGCCGGCTGGAAATCGAACAAGGCGGCATGACGATGGGGCGGAAGCCAAACAAGCCGGGCGCGATTCCGCGGTTCCGGCCGCGCAAGCAGAAGTCGGGCGTGGTGCACTACTACTACGACCTAGGCGGGAAGCCGCGAAAGGAGCTGCCGTTGGGCAGCAACTACGCGCTCGCGATCAAGAAGTGGGCCGAGCTGGAAGGCACCCGCGAGGCGCAGGCCGTGGCGGTCATCACCTTCCGCCAAGTGAGCGATGCCTACCGAAAGGAGGTGATGATCCGCAAGGCACCGCGCACGCAGCTGGACAATGGCCACGAACTGGCCAAGCTGCTGGAATACTTCGATGACCCGCCGGCGCCGCTGGACGCCATCCAACCTGTGACGGTGCGGCAGTACCTGACGTGGCGCACGAAGGGTGGCAAGGGCATGGTGCGGGCCAACCGTGAAAAGGCGCTGCTCTCGCATATCTGGAACTTCGCGCGCGACAAGGGCTACACCGCCCTGCCCAACCCATGCGCCGGCATCAAGGGATTCAAGGAGACCGGTCGGGACGTCTACATCGAAGACGACCAGTACCAGGCTATCCGCGCCGCTGCCGACGTGGTGGTGCAGGACGCCATGGACCTGGCGTACCTGATCGGCCAGCGGCCGGCAGACGTGCTGTCGCTGACCGAAATGGACGTGCGGGACGGGGTGATCAATATCCGGCAGGGCAAGACGAAGGCCAAGCTTCGCATCGCGGTCGAGGGTGAGCTGGCGGTTCTGCTGGAACGCCTGCGCGCACGCAAGGCTGGCCATGCTGTGCGTAACACCCTGCTGATCGTCAGCGAGCGCGGCGATGCAGTGAGCGTGGACGGTATGTCCAGGCGCTGGGCGAAGGCCTGCGCTGCGGCCGGCATCGATGGTGTGCAGTTCCGCGACCTGCGCGCGAAGGCCGCGACAGACAAGGCAGAATCTTCGGGCGACATTCGCAAGGCGCAGCAGCAGTTGGGCCACACGACGGTGTCGATGACCGAGCATTACACGCGCAAACGGCGCGGCCACAAATCCACGCCAACACGCTGA